CTACCCGTTCTTCCCATTCCGCACATCCGCCCAGGCTCGACCGCCAAACCAAAATCCGAAAATCACCAGAAAAATCGCCCAAACCTGCGCCGGAATCTTATTAATGTTATCCCAGTCAATCTTTCCGCCAAAAATGATAATATAATTCAGTAAAATTGCCGCCTCATAAGTAATCACCGGCCTGACGCTGGCCCGGAAGTTCAGCATCCATTGCGACAATCCCGCCGGGTTCTCGTAAACGTTAATCGAATCCCGGAAGGCCGCCTCCTGTTGCTGAAAAGCTTTCATCGTCTCCAGTTCAAATTCATTCAAAAGCTTGGTCTTCTCCAGTTCAAATTTTTGCCGGTCGGTCTCCGATTGCAGAAACCGGCCGGCTAAAGCGTCCACCAATTTACCCACTGTATTCTTGGCAATTTCACCGGCAATGCTTGCAGGGTCCCATCCCATCACCAGATCACCCCCGGTTTCCAAGCTCCGGGATTCGGGTTCGGCGTCCCGGTATAGGGCCGGTAAAGCATCGGACACAAATCCACATGGACGAATTTGTAATCATAGATGACATACCCCGTCCGCGCCTCCGGGAAATCCAAATCCCGGCTCACTCTCCGGATAAACGCCGCGAATTCTTTCGCTTCAAATCCCTTGGGCAATCCCAAATCCATCGCCGCTCCCGTCTCATGGGGCGAATGCCCCGGCCTGGCAACCTTGCCGCTGGGTTTTCCGCCATTCGCTCGCAAATCCGCCTCATAAAGCGCCCTTTGATACTCCGGCGACCGGTAGCCGGAATTGACCATGATCGGGGTATCCACGCCCCGCATCAGGGAGATCCCGGCCCGCACCGTTTCAAATAACGAGACTAACGGCTGATAAATCACCACCGTACCGGTATCATGTTGTGCGAATCCCAGCGTATGCGCCCGGTTCTCAAACTGCGGCAGATGCTCTGAGATATAATATTTGCCCTTCTCAAACAAAAACGGGACTTCGCATTTAGTCCCATCCCGCCGAATCAATGTATAAGTACTCATGTTAACCTCCCGCTCATTTTTTCAACAACAACACAATCAGGTTCACAATCACCCCGCCCAAAGTGACCATCAACGTATTCTGAAACACATCCAGTTTCTTAATGAGTCCATCCTGCGTCTTTTCCATGTTATCCACCCTTTCTTTTAATACTCCCACATCCACTTCCAATTCACCCATTACCATCACCTCCTTTAAAATCAATTTCTATTGGAAAACTCACCATCAAACCCCCGTCTAAAATCCCACAAGGATGCAGCCAAACTGATTGCTATTTCACCGATTTCAATCTGAAAGGCCAAATCCGGGCCGTTCAGGAGACCGCGCTATAATGCAAGCCAAAAGTGGGGCAGCGCGGCCACCCGCCGAAAACCAAACCAAATGAAAGCAAAATTAACGGGCCGATTTACGGCTCAAATTCTTTCAGCCGTAACCGAAAACCAAAATACCTCCGCCAATCAAGTCAGTCTTTGAAACCTCAAAACCAAAAATCATTCCGGGTCCAATCAAAACCAGACCAACTCCGTCCCCTTTAGAGTCCCGCCCAGTTCAATCCTGTCCGGGCCGAATCTGTTCCCCGATCAGGCAGACCAAGCACTTATCTCCGTAAACTAGGCCAAAATATCGGGCGGCTTGGACAGCCTGCCGCAATCCAAATCCATGAAAGCCAATCAATTCCTGCCGACCACGAGGCAGCCGAAAACTAGCAAACAAACCAGCCCGGCTCTCTCGTTTGCGAAAATCATTCCCGGTTATCCTACGATCCCGATCAGGCAGACCAAGCATTTATCTCCGTAAAAATCACTGGGCCAAAATATCGGGATGCTTGGACAGCCTGCCGTAATCCAAACCAATGAAAGTCAATCATTTCCCGCCGACCAACCGAGCAAGCCGAAAGAAAGCAAACAAAATAGCCCGGTTTCATCGGTTGGCGAATTCCGGGCCGATCAAGAGACCGCGCTTAAATGAAAGCTAATAGTGGGGCAGCGCGGACACCTGCCGAAAACCAAATCAAATGAAAGTTAACATCAGGGCCGATTTACGGCTCAAATTCTTCAGCTGTAACCGAAAATCAAAAACCACCTCCGCCCCTCAAGTCTGTCAATCCAAAACCCCAAAACCAAAACCAATTCCGGGTCCGCTCATCGGCCTGGCAAACCCCGCCACGCCGGAAGCCTAACTGCATTATCTCCACCTTCCGAATCGTGCTGAAAACCGCACCTTTCGTCAGGCTGGGCCGAATCTGTTTCCGTCTCCGATCCCGATCAGGCAGACCAAGCTGATCTCCGTAAAAATCACTGGGCTAAAATATCGGGCTGCTTGGACAGCCTGCCGCAAACCAAACCACCGAACGCCCATCAACTCCGCCGACCAAACGAGGCAGCCGAAATATAAGCAAATTAACCAGCCCGGCTCCCTCGTTTGTCGAAAACCATTCAGGGCCAATCCTCTGACCCCGATCAGGCAGACCAAGCTCTATCTCCGTAAAAATCACTGGGCTAAATATTGGGCTGCTTGGACAGCTTGCCGATAAAACCTTGCGGGTCGGCGGTCGTCACTTCACTGAAAGCTGGGAATCCGGGTAGTGACCACCACCTGATCCTTCGCCGCCTATTGTCCGGGTCGTTCTGTCCGCGGCCGCGCCCTCAAAGCCAGCCTGGGCATCGTATAAATCGGCATTATGTCAAGAACGAAGCCAAGGCTTCGCAGCCGTGTCATTGACATAATAGATTTATACGACGCCCGAAAGCAGTGTCAAGGGAGAGGCTGGCCTTGGGACACTGGCCGCTAAGTCGCCTTCGGGGTCTAAAAGATTTCTGGGATAGTTCAGGGGGTCTATTTGTCTGGGCAGAAATCTCCGGCGCGGCGCCACGCAGACTTCCTTAAGCGAATATATCAGGTCTGCTCCCACCGCCGCGCCTGGGCCAACCCCCCGCCCGATGTCATTTCTGATTGTCATGTCACCCGCCGCCCCTCAAGGGGCTCCAAATTCAAGTAAAAGCCGATAGGGTATCCTTAACAAAAACCTTCAGCGGGTTGGTATTGGTTCGCCCCCAGACATAAGTCCCGTCAAAAGTCATACCGCAAATTCCGCTCACTCCCGCCGCCAGGGTAAGGGTGTTGTGTACCTTCGCCGGGGTGATATTGAACTTCAACAGTTTCACCGGGCTGGTATCACAGGCCGCCCAGACATACAAGCCGTCAAAGGTCAGCGCCCTACAATTGTTCTCCCCAGCGGCGAAAGTGTAAGTGGTTCCTGCCTGGGTCATGGTGGCCGGGTTAATCACGCAGATCTTTGAAGGGGAGCTATACAACGCCGCCATCAATACCGGGGCTTGTCCGGGTAAGGCTACAAAAAGCAAATCCTCGCAGCAGTTATCAACGGAGGTCAGGGTCAGCGTTGAACCCTGCTTGGTCCCACTCATGTTCCACTTGGTAAATTTGGCCGGACTGGTCACATGACCGAAATAGATAAAGTTTCCATCAAAGGCCATCCCTCCAACCCCGTATTCGTCAGCCCCCAAGGCTGTGCTGTAGGTCGGGGCCGTCATCGTAGATTTTGGGATCCGGCAAAAACTTTGCTGGTTGCCGCTACTCCGGCCAGCCACAAAAACATAATCCGGGGTCAAACACATGGTGGCCGAATCCAGCATTTCAATCGTTCCTCCGGAGTCGGTAGGCATATTACCGGTATGGGCGATATGGTTGAAGTTCAAATCATATTTGTAGACGTAGATTAGCGAACTGTTTACATGCAATACGTAAAAATTCAGCCCATCACAGGCAATATCGAGGAAACTGCCGCTGGTGGGTGTAGAAGGCGTGATCGTCGTCTCCAGCGTAAAAGTTCGGGCATTGAATTTGAGAATGTTTCTGTAGTTGCTTATGGTATAGACGAAATTGTTATAGTAACAAATACCAATGTTCAGGGTAGATCCAGCGGTCCCGCCGTCAATAGTGATGTTTTTCAGTTTTGATTGCAGAAACGGCCAAACTCCCAGCATGTTATTCATCAAGCCTGATTTACCGTTCACCAGTTCCACCATGGATTCAATCTGTTCCTGAACCGTATCGCCATCAATTCCGCTCACCGGCGTGGCTCCGATCCGGTCGGCCCCAGCGGCTCCATCCACGATTGAACCAAGTTCCGTCTCCGTGAAGTACCGGGTATCGTGATTATGGTTTAAAGCGGCATAAACCCCGGAGTAATCATGGGTATGAGTATTTATCAGATTAATTAATTCATTGATATCCGCCGCTTCCGCGAAATCCCCAATGGTCTTATATGTAACGTAGAGATTGATATTTTGATAGTTGCTATCCGTAACCCACCAGGAGATATAGACCGGTTTCCCTGCCTCGGAGGTCAACCGGGCGTTTTGGTTCTCCAGAACGTAATGGGTGTTTTGGGTCAAAAGAGTCCCGCCTCCGCCGGGAGCCGTCCGGACGGTGAACTCTGTCCCACCAAAGAAAGTATCGTGTTTCAAAGTCCGAATCCCGGAGCCGGATTGATTGTTAAGTTCGTCGCTAACCGATACGCCGTCAAGGTTTTTCGAGATTTTCGTATCCATTAAATTTCACCTCCAAAGTCCAGGGTTAATTTTCCATCCGGGGTGGCTTTCACGTTCCAAAGCGAACCTTGCAACCACTCCTCCAAATTGTCATCTGTACGTAGTATAACTGCGGGGGTGGGGATCACTTTTCCGGTCTCATAGGTGGTCCGGTCGAGGAGTTCCAATCTATCGACACATAAGGTTTTACATTGGATGCTATGTTCAGCGGATACCCATTCTCCCGACCAAAAAACCCCCAAAGTGACCCACTCGATCTCCCCATTTTCCAATTCCAACCCAAGGAAAGGTTCGACACGTTTTCCCGGCTGTAAAAACCCATATAGTTCGCTGGTTTCGTTATCCGGGTCGAACATCCGGCTGGAGTTATTCAAAATAATTTCCAGTTGATTGGAGCCAATATTCCCAGCAGATAGATGACCGTCGAAAAATTCTTTCCGTTCCAATAACCGTATGGAAAAAAGGTCTTTTTCGGTAAAGGTCCGGCGCAGGGAATTTGTAAAATAAATTGTCACCCTGCCATGAATCTTCCGCCCGGTTTTAAAAATGTTTTGTTTGAATTCCTCGGATACGTTGATCATGTCATTTCTCCCGTAATACCAGCGTGATTCTCTCCCAAAGCACCGGAGAAGCTGAGGTCAGTTCACAGGGGAACGAAAGTCCGATAACCGTCCGGGTCTGGTCCAGGTATTGGAAGGATAGATCTGTTTTCCGGTTCAGTTCGTTTCGGATGGTTTGCGCCTGAGCGTCGGTTAGCATCTCGTAATAGAGCAGATAATGGTCTTTAATAGCGATACTATCCACATTCAAAGTGCCGTCCGCCGCCCGTTCCTCACTCCCAATCTCCTTGGGTTCAATCCGAAACCGGGTTGGGGAGGGGAGGAGTGTTTCCATACCGGGCAAACCGAGCTTAAATGTACCGAGTTGGGTATTTTCCGTATAAAATTTCGCCCGAATTCTTAGGGCATAAGCCGGTATCTTCATTTCACATCCATCCCCTTATAATTGTTCCTACCAATATCGACCCCTTTATAAAGCAACCCGGCATCCAGCAGCAGATCTCTGGCCCGGGGCGCTAATATCGTAAACCTGGAATTAAAGCTGAAATCCTTAATTTTCATCGGTCCCAACGGCCCGGTGATATCGCTGGCTTCATCAATCTGGAGCCAGTATTCGACTTGGGCGCAGGTGGCATTTTTCACATCCTCCACCCGATCCGTGTCATCCGTCCGGTGATAGGTTTTGCGCCGGATTAATTCACTGGCCCGGAGTATCAGCCGGTCAATATCTTGGGGCAGGGTAATTAGATTCCCAACCCAGTTTTGAACCTCGTTCGCCGTTACAAATGGAATATCCATGACCATTCACTCCTAATTTTGCGATATCGCCCTACAGGCCAATTCCGGGGTCAGGGTCTTAAAACCGCAGATCGTATCAATGGAACAAATGTCCTTCTTCTTAGTGATGTCATACCCAAAGACCACCCGGAGGCCGAACCCTTCAAAATCAACAATCACTTTCTGGCCGGAGCCGACTCCTTGGGGTAACGCCAAAGGCCGGTTCACGAAGGCGAAGGCGTTTTTATGAAAGGCCAGATTATTGACGTGGCTATCAATCAGGGTAACAACTTTCGCCGAGATTCCACCAGCCGGAGCCGCCGGATAAAAGTTGATCGTGCCGTTGCCGGACCCGTCCAGGGTGGCATCGGCGGTAATTACGAAGGTTTTATCAGTGATGGTGGCTACGGTAAAGAGATCGCCTTTCTTGAAAGTTCCGCCCGCTCCACCGGTGGCAATCGTGCCAGTAGTAGCCCCGGCGGTCGCCGTCAATGCGGCGGTGCCTGCCGCCGTGCCTTTGGTATGTTTCGGGGTATTCTGATCCATGAAGAAGTCAAAGCCTAACTTCCGGCCCAGCGAAGCTTCCCGTAAGGCGGTGCCGATATCGCCCACCTTATCGGCGGCAATGAAGAGTTCCAATTGCAATAATTTGCTTTCCGCCATGGTCCCGATAGTGAAACGCCGGTTGGTGAGAGGTACGGCCTGATCGTTCAGCCGCTTTCGGGCGTCAGTAATCTCACTCACGCCGTCCAGTTCGGCATTGGCCGCGCCGGAGTAGTAGGGGATATCTTTATATAAGTTTAGAATCAAGGTGTCAATCTTCTGAGCGAAGGCCTGCATTGCCGGAATAATCAGTTGCCGGGAGAAGTCATCGATGGAAAGGGTCAATTGTTCGGTGGTGATTTCGAAAGATACATCTAAAATCGTATCCATAGTTACATTGGTACTGCTTTCGGTTACATCCTGAATGGTGATTCCGGCAGTCCGGTCAAATTCGTTGGCGGTGAAGGTCGCCGGTTTCCGGATGGTGACGGTAGTTCCCCGGCCTTCGACGAATTCCCGTTTGTAATCCCGGTGAACCAGGTTCGCCATCACGCAGTTATTCCGCAAGACCATCAAGGCCTCACGGGCCACAATGGAAGGAGTAATAAAGGTATTCGGCATGGTTACAACCTCCTAAAAATAAAAGGCCGGAGCCGTTTTTAGGTCCGTCCTTTCGTTATTTCTGCCCTTGCCGGGCTTTGATATAGTCCGCCATGGAGAGGTTCCCCAGGTCTTTGCCGCCGCCTCCGCCGCTGAAGTCCTCGCCGCCGGTGGGTTCGCTCTCGGCTTTCCCCAGGAATTCCGGGAACTCCTTTAAGACATTTTCCACGGCAGATTTGGCGGATACTTCATCAACAACGCCTTCCGATACCGTGATGTTTGAGATATCAATCAGTTTCAAAAAAGCCTTCATCCGATCCGGTTTGATATTGGCCTGAGTGGCTTGCATCATTAACGCGGTTTGTTTCAAAACAGCTTCAGCATCGTTTTTAATCCGTTGATTTTCCGCCTGTAAATTCCGGTTTTGCTCCTTGGCCTTCTCCAAATCGGTTTTACCGGCATCCTCGGTTTCTTTTTGCTTTTTGACCAGATTCTTCAGGTCATCAATTTTCTCAAAACCCAGTTCTTTAATGAATTCATTAACTTGCGCCCGTCCCTCCCGTTTCAGCCGTTCCATGAAGCTGCCTTCGGAAGGAAACGTAATAAAAGGCTGGTTCTTGGCTTTCTCCCCGGCGTTGGGTTCCTGGTCATTTCCGCCGTCAATTCCTCCGGTTCCGCCGCCGGTATCTTTATCGAATACGGGCAGGCCATACCGTTTCTGTAATAAGTTCAACATGATTTTCAACCTCCGCTTTCGCGTATTCCGTGATTGAAACTTTTCAGAGCTTTTACCGGATCACGTCACCGGTTAAGCTCATATTACGGTTATTTCACCTCCATTCTTCCCTCCAAAGTGCCATTAAAAATAAGTTCATGAGTTTTCAAAATGTAATTCTTATATCCTGGTTGCCGAAGTCCGGCCAGGGCAATGGCATCATCCACGGTTAAAGCGGAATTCCCCCGGTATTTCAGTTCCAATTTGTTCGCCGCTTCCGGGAATTTGTTGAGCAATATTCCGGCAATCTTCCGGGCCATCTCCCTGGTTTGAATCAGATGATAAGACGGCAGGGTATATCCAATCACAGCGCCGGTATGGGTAGGTGATTGATGTTCGTAATTTCTTTCACCATACAAATACTCGCCGTACAGAATCCCGTCCGTGTTCATCAGGCTGGTTTCCGGGCCGCTGAACACTTCTGTCAGTCTGCCTTTGACTTTTAAAGGATAGCCGTTAATCACCAGAGTAAATTGGGCGTTCACGGTACTGGAAACAATAATTCTCCCGCCCCAGGCGTAGTAAGCTTGACTAATAATCTCGACACCGGCGGGCGCTCCCTCCAAGGTCGCCGTACAGTTCACCACCGGGTTTTGGGTGTAAAAGGTAGTGAAGTAGGCGGTTAGTTCTTTAATTTCTCCAGCTTTAATCGCCGTAACCGCATTATTCCGATACACCTCTTCAGATTGGGCGGTCGGAACCAAGGGATTGGCATAAACCGTGACCTCATTCGCCGGGCGGATTTTTTGATTGATTGGTTTCTTCTCCCGGTAATCGGCGGTGGTCAAGGTTGCTACTGGATTGGTATTTGCCGGATAACCCGGACCTTCCAACCGGATGATATTCTGCCGGTTGCAATAACAATTGCCAAGAACGAATTTAATAACCTGTTTCAATCCGGCGGCGTGGCTCCCCCGGCGTAGCCAGGCATAGGGGATATAGAATTCCAGCAGTTCCGGGTCAATCCAGTATTCCTCCGGCGATAGCCCAGCGTCATAAAAGACTTCATAGGCTAGCCGGTAGGCGGTGGCAATTTGTTCTACAATCACTGTTAACCGGTCAATTTCCGGTGAAAGATTCCGGTCGGTAGTCTCCAGCCGGAGCCGGATATACAACAATTTATCTCCGCCAGCCGTCGTTTCAAAGACGGTATAATAAAATTCTCCCGGCCAAAGGCGGTTCCAGGTAGTTTGATTATCCGGGCTATACTCAATGATTACCCTGGTTCCGATAGGGGTAGTTGCCGATATGGTGACGGCAATAAACGCTCCCATTCCGATTTCAAAGTCAATGGGAATAGAAATAATCCGGCTGCCTTGGAGTGGGTCCCGGTCGTAAAGTTCTTCCAGGTAAAGCGATTCCCCATATATCATGGCTCTCCGTCCTTACTTCGCCGGTGTAGTGTTTGTTGATACCGGCGGCTTGATGATTTTTTGCTCCTCCATAATCCGTTTGACTTCTTCCTCGATCTGTTCCTCGGTCCAGTCCCGGTTGACCATTTTCACCTTGGTCCGAATACTGACGGCCTGGGCCGAGTTTAACATATTTAAAGTAGTGGCAATCTGCCCTAAGTCGGAGGAAACACAATCGTTAATCTCCACCGAAGGACGTTTCACATCGGTTTTAGTGTGAATCATTAACATCATTTGCAATAAGTCTTCCAATGCTGTTTTCCAGTAGCGCGCTTTTTTGGCCGAAGTGATTATCGATTTCTTTTCCTTAATTTGCAGCGCGTACCCGGAATCATTCACGCTGGAGCCGATTCCTAAGCCGAAGGATTGAGGACTGTAACCGGCGTTGGAGATTATCCGGCAGATTAAATCCAGAGTGGTCTTTTGATGGGCTTCATGCCGGATGTCAAACTGAATGTTTTTAATGGAGTTGGTCCCGTTGACATCATTGGGGTCGAAGTCCAGTTGTTCGTACACCTCCTGATCCAGATCAAAACGGGGTTTCCCGGTTTCAATGTCCCGCAGGTAGTCGCGGGGGGTAATAATCCGGCCCACGCCAATTCGGATATCCCGTATCCAGGAGGTATAGGCCTCATCCAGGGCATCCATCAAGCCTTCCGCGCCGCCGAAGTCCGATTGGCCGATTGCCGAACCGCGAAAGATTTTGTTAGGTAGCATGTTCGGAATGTATCTTACCAAGATATCCTCTTTAAATCCGGTATTCCGCATCGGTTCCGCATCGGCTGTTTCCGGGAGTGTTTTTAAATCCATCTCCTCTCCTAAGGTGGTAGTGGTCCCGGCGTAAAGTTTGGTATAAATCGCGCCCCGTTCATGCCGTTCCAGCAACCGGTAAACCTTATCGCCGTCATCCTTGATGATTTTCCAGAAAGTCACCGCCACAAGGATTCCAAATTTGAATTCCGGTAGGGAGTTGTCCGGTTGAGCGATATTTAAAATGGGGTAGGGAAACAGCTTTCTGTCCCAGTTGATTTTGAGAAAGATTCCACCCAAGGCCGAAGCAACTTCCGCCGCTTCCAGGATGGTGTTATAAAATCCGTTGGAGTCAAGCAATTGGCGCAGCTTTTTCGATTGGTCATCCTCCGCCGTAAGTCCGGGAATCGTAATCGCCGGAGTTTCCGAGAACAAAAAATTAGAACTGGTGGTCGCCAGTTCTCCGGCCAGCGGAACATGAATCATGACTTTCCGCTCGTCTTTAATCTCCTTGGCCCAGAACCGGCCCTGTTCGGTGGGAGTATAAACCTTCCCGGATAATGCTTCGCTAATTTGCAACGGGTCGCCGGAGTACCAGGCCGACCATTCCCGATATCGTTCGTAAACCGTGCCCCATTCTTCAGGTGGCCAAGTTTGCTGGGGGTTATAGTTTGGAATCATAACATCATCCCCTTAAGTGGCTGATTTAATCTTTGTCAGCCAAAAAGTTTTATTCCCATAGACTTGATACCGGATATTATCCATGCAGTGGTCATTCATCTTCAAAGGCTGGTCTTTTCCCAGGATTTGCGCTTTCGGGTCCCAGGAGTAAGTGGAAAGTTCCTCAATAGTGTTGATACAACTCCGGTGAACCCGGATCAGGTCGTTTCCGATCAGGCTGTTAAGTAGTCCGATTCCTTCCAGTACGTCATTCCTGGCCTTGACGATGTTTTTTACTCCGTCATGCCAGAGTTGGGTGATGAACCCGGCGGCGGAAGGGTCGATATATATTTTCCGGGCATCAATCTTTAGGTTATGATACCAGTCCCGGTATTCCCGGCTATATTGGGAGGGACTTTTCTGGGTCGCCAGTTGGTTGTCGTCCGTTTGCCTCCCGGAGTGATAGTATTCATCGGCGATATATAGCCGGTTATCGGGTCCAACACCGGTATGAATAAAGGTGGTTGCGTTGGATGTGCCGTAATCAATCCCAATCCAATGGTTGAGTAGTTCAGGGATTTCATCGACGATCATCCGGTCAGCGAATTGGCTGTAAATCACCCCGGCGGCCAGCACCCACAAGCCGTCAATATATCGTTTATACCAGAGAGAACCCGGAACATATTCTTTTTTCAACTCCCGGACGTAGGCCGGATCAAGGTTGAGGTTATCATCCAGGGTGAAGTTAAAGACCTTCTTATTCAGTTCCGGGTTGTTGATGTAGTTTTTATATAGATAGTGGTAAGGGCTGTCCGGGTTAGTTGTTAGGATTAGCTTCGCGCCCGGAATACTCAACCGGGAGAGAAGCATTTTAAAGAAATCTTCCGGCAGTAAAGTTCCCTCGTCCACGTAAGCAAAGGAAAAGGTATCGCCCTGTATCCGGTCTTTAGCCCGGACATCGGCGGCCCCCACCACGAACACTTTCCGGCCACAAATGGTTACTTCGCCCAAGCCCCGGTTATAATGAAAATATTTCTGGCCGACGATCTCCCGGATGGTCTGGAGGACATTATGATCCGCCGTCCGTTCGCTATGGCCGACGATTACACCATTCCCCGGCGGCTGGTTTTCCAGCATGTCCAGCAGCCGGATGTTGGCAGCAATGGTCTTCCCCGACCGGACCGCCCCGCACAAAAAATTAAGCCGCGCATTGGATTGGCTAATGGCGGCCATTTGTTTCGGCGAGAATTTTCCCCAGATCATGGCGGTTGATCACTTTCCGACTGAATTTCCTGCGGGGTAAATGTAACAGCGGTGGCCGATTCTTTTATCGCCCGGACCAGATCGCCCAGGGAGTTCTTCCCGTCGTCAGTTTCTTTATCCAGTCCCAAGGCTAGACGCTGGCCCCGTTGAAGTTTATCCATGATATTCGCCAGCCGTTCCAACGCGAAGATGGAAACACCGGCTTGACCGATGGTGACGGTATAGTCGGCCAGGATTCGGGTGACTTCTTTTAAAAAGTTATCCCAGGCCATCAGATGCTGGGTATTCCGATCCGCTTCTTTTTCCGCTTGCATTTCCAGGGTCCGGGTTCGGATCTCGGTAGCCCGTTCTTCCAGGTATTCTTTTTTCTCTTCCTCCCAGGACTTGCCGTTGTTCTTCGAGTTGGTGGCGCAACTCATATTCCGCAGGTATCCGTAATCAATCCCGGCATAGGCGGCAAAGGTTCTTTGATCCATGAAGTCACCGGTTACATACTCAATCTTAAGTTTGTTCCAGTCATGTTTCCGCCTGCCCATGGAAACCACTCCTTCCCCCAATTCAAGGATGCCAAGAACCCCCAGCCTGTGGTTGATTATGCGGCCTTCAGTCCGTTCCGTCAGGCAGTCTAGTCAGGGAAGCCCCCCCGCTGACGGTACTCCTTCAGGCCTGGTTTTTCAATTAAGGCTGGGGGTTCTGAAAAACCAAAACAAAAAACCCCGCTATTGCCGGGGTTGATTTAAAATTTATCATAGTATCTTACAATATAATTTTACCACCGAAAAGCCCGGTTGGGCGGCAAAGATTCGGCAAATTCAGATCACCATTCCCAGTTGTTTGGCGATTTCCAAAAGTAAACCGTTTTTCCAGTTGCGGAAAGTCCGTTCCGAGATATGGAGACTGGTGGCGATCTGCTGATCGGATTTATCCTGATCAAAGTATTTCGCTTTTAAAAGTTGTAGTTTCAGCCGGTCATCCGGTTTTTGGGAGTGCTCCAGTCTAGTTATTAGCCGTTCGATGGCGTTCAGCCGCCGGAGGGTTTCCCGGTATTCGGTGGCGCAAAGCACCCGAGCGCGGTATTCGCTGATTAGCTCGGCGCGGTCCGGGGTTGGGTCGGAGAGGGGCCGGGCCGGGTGGCTTCTCAGGTATTCCGGGAAAAGTTCATCGGGCCGGCTGCGGGGTATCGAATAAATATTTCCCCGGATGTCGGCGGCGGGAGGGGCGGCCAGCCCGTCGATATCCTCTTGGAGTTCCCGGAGTTCCGTTTTCATTGCTTCATAGGTTCGTAAATCCCATTCGATGGCGGCGAGATAGGCGCGGCGCTTTTGTTCCGGCCAGGGGTTGGTAATCTTCCGGGCGTTGCTTTCCGCTTTCATTGACTGGCCTCCTTTCCTAACAGTATCTTATTTTTTTATATCCTCATAATAGCCGGTAATTGTTTTCAATTCCGCTGACGGTGGACAGGTGGCCTTTGCTCCGTTCCAGGATGCGGGAGCCAATTGCCCGGTCAATCATCAGCAGTTCATCGGGCAGGTGTTCGCTGTTGATAGCCGTTGGCATCAGGTTTAAGTATCGGAAGTTCAATACTTCGAAGGCGATCCGGATTTCAAAGCTTTTGGGCTGTTTGCTTTCGCCCCATGGTTTAAAAAGATCGTCCCAGATTAAGAATTCCGCCCGTTTCATCTCTGAAAGTTTCTCCCCGATGCTTTCCTCGTCTTTTTTCAGGATGGTCATCAATTCGCTGATCCCCTCCACATGTTGGAAGTACAGGACGGGGGTCAATTCATTGATTAAATGATTCCCCACCGCCAGGCTCAGATGGGTTTTCCCGCTCCCCGGCTCCCCCAGGAGGACCAGCCAGTTATTCACTTTAGTTTTTAGTTCCTCGAAGTTGTCGGCGTAGTTCCGGGCTGCCTTCTCCATGGCCTGGACTGTGGCCGGGCGGTTTTCCGTCTCAAAGTTGTCAAAGTTCTTCATCCGGAATGCGGGACTGATCTGGCTGCACTCGAAAAGTTTTTCGATCCGGCCTTGCTCCCGGCAACGGCAGAGCCGGACGGTATTGGAACCGGTCTCGATGTATCCACGATAGCCGCATTCCGGGCAGCCGTTACGGGGAACCGTGGTATTCAAATTTTGAAAAGTCGATGGAACTGAATTCATTTTTTGGAGTTCGCGGATTCGGTTTAGTAGTTGCTGGAGCCTTTCCATGTTCTTTCACCTCCCGGCGCGCCCAGTTCAGGATGGTCAGATAGTCCGAGGCGGTCTTTTTTCCTTTGGCGCCTTTCCACAGGTTCAGATCCTCGATCCGGTCCCTGGCGCCGTCCATTCCAAACTGGGTCACTAATTTTTGATGTTCTTCTTCGGTTAATGTGACAAATTCCGCATAGTGTTTTTTGGCAGGTGGATCTTTTTTATTACTTGTATTTGTATTTATATTTATTAGATCTATATTATTAAGATCAAATAAAGATCCCGTCTGGGGTTTTTGAGGGCTGTTTTTGGGCTTTACGCTGGCCTTTTTGCGTTCGCTATGCGGATGCATTCCTGTGGTATGCGTTTGCATTCCGTCCGCATGCGTTTGCATTTCTTCCTCATTGCATTCGCTATGCCAGCGCATAAAGGCGGCGTAACGGGCTTTTTCCGACTTTTCCGCGTTAATTTTGGCCTGGGTCAATAAATCATTGCTCCAAAAATATTCCCCGTCGGAAATGAAAAGCTTGAATTCATCAATACAATCCCGAATGAAACTTTCAATTTTGATCCGTTCGCATTGCGTTTCCAATACAATCGCATTCCAAACGAATTGTTCCCGGAGCGGCAATTTAAAGCCGGGCTGGTTTCGTAACATCTCCGATAAGATCCAGTACCAGCCGTAACCTTCGGATTTATATTTGCCGCGCATCGCCAGCAGGCCGGGCTGGGTCCGGCTATTGGTTTCATGGGGAATGGTTGATAAATTTTTCGGCATGGTTTCCGCCGCCTTTCATTTAGGCAATGGCAAGGCCAGCCACCCAAACCCCAAGGATGACCGGCGCTTTCTATGATTTTTTAAGTTTGGTTTAGTTATTTGTAAAAGGCCATGATTTCGATCTTCCGGCTGCTGGTGACTTTAACCCATTGATGGTTTTCGCTTTGCTGGTATTCGGGAGACTGGCGGTACATCAAACCATTGACGATATTTTCCGCGGTTGGTTTGGTGTTATAGTGGCAACGGATTTCCAGACTTGCGTCAACCGCGCCTTGTTTTTTGACTTCATCCAAAAGCTTGTCCGCCAGCATTTCAAACCGGCTGCGTTTTGGGCGTTTAAAAAGGTTCGTAAACATTAACTCACCTCGTTTCGATTGGCCTGGGGCAGTTTTTTAAATTCGGTTTCCGGCAGGACAAAGTATCCGCTATCCTTGCCATAGGATTCTAAAAGAGCCCCCGTCCCCGGCAGGATGCTTAACCAAAGGGCGATTTCCCCGATAGTCCCGCTCCCGATGGGCTCCAGATCCGCTTTTTCAGTGCCGTTTTTATTGATGATTCCGAAAACATAAAGGTCATTTTGCAACATTGCCGGAAACCTCACTTTGATGATTTGGATTGAATCCATCCCGCTTCATTTTGTCCAGGAAGATCTCGGCGATTACCCGTTCCAGGTCTTCGCATTGATTCTCCGTTTCCACCAGTTCGTAACTGATGGGGATGATCTTTCCTCGTTGGCGTTTCGCATGAGTTACCAGCACTTTTGACATAGCGCGACTCCTTTTAAAACCTGCGATTTCCGTTAATCTCCGATAAAATGTTACACGAAACAACATAATGTGTCATTTGTTCACAACTTCAGGTAAAAAAATTTCCTCGACTTTGTGTTTTAAAACTTTGGCGATCCGCATCGCCGACCGCAGGGAGGGGTGGTTGCCGTGTTCGATATGGATGTAAGTTGAACGGCTGATTCCGGCAAGTTTGGCGAGTTCCTCCTGGGTAAGCCCCTTCGATATTCGGATGGTCCGCAAATCCTTAACCAAAATCCTTCACCTCCTTTGATGTGTAATTTTGTTGTATGTATACTAAGATCATATCATGGGTTTTTCGATCATGTCAATTACTAGAAATGATACATTTTTTAAGCCGTTGTTTGAATTTTAAAACATAGAATTGATAGCGGTTTGTCTTGTTTTAGACGTTGCAATATTACACATTTTATGGTATAATATGCTTAGAATGGAGTGATTTTAATGACCACAGTCGGCAGCCGAATCAAAGAATTACGGCTCAAAAAAGATTTAACCCAGGAGGAGTTGGCGGCTCGGTTAGGAGTGAAGAGGTCAACCCTGGCGAACTGGGAGATCGACCGGGCCGCTCCCGGTTATTCCCAACTAACGGAGATGTCCAAGATCTTCGCGGTTTCAGTGGATTATATCATTGGCCCGAATCAAAAAGATCTTTCCTATGTGGTTTTGTCTCCGGAGGATTTGGAGTTGTTGCGGCGGATCAAGGGTTTATCCCTTGAAAACCGGAAGACGGTAGAAACCGTGGTTACCAGTATTGAATGTTATGAGCGGCAATTGGAGCGGGGTGATGTTTCCTCAAAAAAGTAGTCCCGATGGTGTCCAAGGATTTTTTAAGGTTGTTGTATATGCTAGACCCAAAGTTATATAGAAAACTAAGGAAAGGTGGGATTATTTGATGAAAGCAGTGGTTTACGCTCGATTTTCCTCTGACAACCAGCGCGAAGAATCCATTGACGCTCAACTCCGGGCGATTCATGAGTATGCCGATAAACACGGCGCGATCATTGTCAAGGAGTACATCGACGAGGCGCGATCCGCCACCACCGACGACCGGCCCCAGTTTTTGCAGATGATTGAAGATATTACCCAGGGGAAAGTCGAGGCTGATTATTGTTACGTCCATAAGTTGGACAGGTTCGCCCGGAACCGCTATGATTCCGCGATTTACCGGCGGAAACTGATTCTTAAGGGAGTCCGGCTGCTGGCCGTGGCCCAGCCCCTCGATGACTCTCCCGAGTCCATCATCCTGGAGGCCATGTTGGAATCGATGGCCGAATACTTCTCCAAGAACCTCTCCCGCGAAGTTATAAAGGGGATGACAGAGAACGCTTTGAAAGCCATGCATTGCGGAGGGGTTCCGCCGCTAGGGTACGATCTGGACGAAAGCCATCATTACATCATTAACGAGCAGGAGGCCCAGGCGGTTCGGTTAATCTATACCCTGAAGGCCAGTGGTTACGGATATTCCAAGATTATCTCCGAGTTAAACACCCGGGGTTTCCGGACCAAACGCGGTAAAACCTTCTGTATCAACTCCATTCATGATATTTTGGTCAATGAGAAGTACACCGGGGTGTTTATTTATAACCGGTTGGCGAGTAAGCACAGCAGCCGCCAGATTAACCCGGAAGAAAAGATCATCAGGGTTCCCGGCGCTCTGCCCCAGATTGTTGATTTACATACTTGGAAGGTGGTTCAAAACATGATTCAAGAGAAAAAGTTGGTGGCTCCCAGACAGCGCAGTGAAGTTATCTATTTATTAACCGGAAAGATTGAATGCGGGGTTTGCGGGGGCGCTTACGTTGGGAATAGCCGGTATAGCGGGCGATTGAATAAAAAGTATTATTTGTATGGTTGTAATATCCGGCAACGGACCAAAGACCGCTGCAACAACCCGGAGATCCGGAAAGAGATCATTGAGCAGTTTATTTTAGACGAGATTCAAGAGAAATTTTTTACCGGGGACCCGGAAGTTTGGGCGGACAAGCTTTTGGCGTTATATAACGACCAAAACGCGGGGTTTGGGGAGCAGAAAGCCAACGTCTCCCAACAAATTCATAACCTCAATCAAAAGATCGACCGGCTTTATGTGGCGGTAGAACAAGGTTTAGCCAATCAGGATACCTACGAGAGAATTAAAAACGCCGTGAAAGAACGGGATCTGCTTGAGTCCGGTTTGCAGGCTTTGGAGGCTAATTTTAAAGTTCCTTATACCAAGAGTCAGATTTTGACCTATATGGAAGAAAACCGGCTGGCGTTAACCAACCGGTCTGATCTCGAATCTTGTAAGCTTGTTATCAATCGTTTTGTTGAAAAAGTTATCATTACACCCGAAGATATTCATCCTAAATATCGTTTCGGTATGGACGTGGATAATGGTGGTAGTCCCAACGAGATTCGAACTCGTGTCACCGCCGTGAAAGGGCGGTGTCCTAGGCCTCTAGACGATGGGACCAATTTACAAATCTGTTAACAAAACTGGTGGGTCATCGGAGACTCGAACTCCGGACACCCTGATTAAAAGTCAGGTGCTCTACCGCCTGAGCTAATGACCCAATGCTTGATGCGAATCAGCTTTTATATCTTACAATATTTTAAATCGCGTGTCAACCCTTTTTTGCTTTCCTAAAGTTGTCACCCGCTACCAAATCTCCTGGTTAATGATTGTTTCATTGCGGCGCCAGCCAACCGAAATCATGGCGATAGGAGCTCCCGCCAACTCCGACAATCGTTTCAGATACTCTTGAGCTTGGACCGGCAAGTCTTTAAATTCTTTGGCGTTTGTCGTATCAGCGCGCCAGCCGGGCAGTTCCTCATAGATGGGAGTACATTCACTCAGTATCTTAAGACTGGCCGGAAACTCTTTCAGAATACTACTGCGAAAACGATAACCGGTGCAAATCTTAATTGTTTCCATCTCATCCAGCACATCGAGTTTCATCACCACCAAATCGCTAACTCCGTTAACCCGTACCGAGTATTCGGCAATTACCCCGTCAAACCAACCGCAACGGCGTGGTCTCCCGGTCGTTACTCCATACTCGCGGCCCCGGCCGTCACGCAGCTGCGAAACCAAATCATCGGAAAGTTCCGTTGGAAAAGGACCCTCTCCCACTCTGGTTGAATAAGCCTTTATAACTCCGACCACTTTATTGATTTTAGTAGGGCCGACTCCCGTTCCGGTGCAGGCTCCTCCCGCAGCCGGCGATGAAGAACTGACGAAAGGATAAGTGCCATGGTCAATGTCGAGCAGCGTACCCTGGGCTCCTTCAAAAAGAACCTTCCGCCCCTTTTTGAGGGCATTATTGATTAATACCGAGGTGTCGGTGACCATTGGCCGCAATTCTTCAGCAAACCGGGTATATTCTTCCCGGATCGCTTGCGGATCCAAACCATCACGGCCGTATATCCGGCCCAACACATTGTTCTTGATCTTTAAAACTTCGCCGATGCGTTCCGAAAAAGTATCCGAGTCCAGTAAATCCACAAAACGAATGGCGTCATAGCGGGCATATTTATCGATATAAGCCGGTCCGATTCCCCGCCCGGTGGTACCGATCTTCCCAACCGTGCGGCTGGCTTCATCCAATTGATCCAGCAGCGGATGATAAGGCATGATTAAATGCGCCCGGTCGCTGATCCGGATACCGGAGACATCGATACCCCGGTTTTTAAGGTCAGCCATCTCTTTCAAAAGCACGCCGGGGTTAATCACAACTCCATTACCCAAGACGCAAATCTTGCCTGGATAAAGTACTCCCGAAGGAATCAAATGAAGTTTAAACTCTTCTTCGCCTACGGCTACCGTATGTCCGGCGTTATTGCCGCCCTGGTAACGGACTACTATATCGGCGCTGCTAGCCAAAAAATCCGTAATTTTGCCCTTGCCCTCATCACCCCATTGTAAACCTACCACGACCACTGACGGCAT